TCCACGCTGAGTTAATCGCTCAGAGACGCTAGACGGCTGTTTAAACAACATTCAATCAATGGAGAAAAGAATGGGAAAAGCACAGAGAACTAAAGGAGCGACTGGAGAGCGCGAAGTCTGCGAACTGATTTTCCAGAATCTAGGTATCCAAGTACACCGCAACCTCTCCCAAACCCGTGACGGAGGAGCCGACATCAAGCTCAACCCTTACTCACTCGAAGTAAAACGGAGAGCGGCAATCGGAAATTTGTATGAATGGATGGAGCAGGCTGGAAACGGGTGCGAACCTGGAGAGCGACCCATTGTTGTTTGCCGTGCAGATCGTAAAGAATGGCTGGCCATCCTACCTATTGAAGAACTATTCCGCCTCATTCGAGAAGAAGTGAGCGCGACTGGAGGGAAATGATGAATGAAGAAAAAAGAGATCCAGGCCGACTTGTTCGGGCATACCGATACCACTCTCTGCTCCCAATCGAAGCCCAAAACCAACTTATCGAATCTGTCGGACTTAGAGAAGGAGAAACAGCGGTACAACGAAATCTGCGCATATCGAGAACGATTGATCGAGTTAAGAGCCAATATCCAGAGTTTTTCCGAGCTCGGTCTTGACCCATCCACCGTTCTTTTATCCGATGCATCAGTACGTGTCGGAGTGTCCAGCCCAAAGGCGAAGTATTCAGATCAGGATCTTATCCATTGCTTTGATCTTCGTTTAGCGGGCCTTTCTTTGCGTGAGATTTCTCAGAAGATGGACATTCCAATACGCACTTTACGTGACATTTTCTCAGGCAAAAGACGTGCAGTTATTCCAACGAAATTCAAATGAAGCAGTGCGCATATCTCTCCAGACGCTAACTACCATCAAAATGAGGAGAAAAATATATGGCTAATTCAAGATTTCCAAAGTTTGGGTACGGGCGATCAGCAGTCTTTGCAAAAGGTCGGATGAAGGCTGGGATGCTCAATAAAACTGAGCAGAACTACAAAGAGTATTTGGAACAAGAACGCCAGTGTGGAAGAGTTATTGCCTACTGGTTTGAAGCTATCAAGTTGAAGATTGCCGAAGGGACTTGCTGGTACAACCCTGACTTCCTCGTTTTGCGTCCAAATGGAGATTTGGAGCTTCACGAAGTCAAAGGTTGTCCACGCCTGTTTGCTGATGACGCAAAAGTTAAAACGAAAGCCTGTGCAACTCTTTACCCGTTCAGAATGTTTGTAGTGTTTCCTCGCTCTAAGGCCAACGGAGGCGGATGGGAGTATCAGGAATACTAATCGGGGTTTGTCATGGCCAAGAAAGGAACATTAACCGATAAACAAAAGCGGTTTATAGATGAGTATCTTGTCGATTTGAACGCCACGCAGGCGGCTATTCGTGCTGGCTACAGCCCTAAAACAGCTCGTGCTGTCGGTTCTGAGAACCTTACAAAACCTGACATTATTGACGAGATCAAAGCGCGGCTAGACGGGATTACCCAGAAGACTGCATATGACGCCGAAGCCTGGCGGAATGATCTGATTTTGTTGAAGAAGCGTTTTATGCAAGAGCGGCCGATTGTAGACGCTGAAGGCAATCCCTTTATTGACGAGAACGGAGATCCTATTGTGACCACGGCTGAGCCAAGCGGAGCGTTGAAGGCACTCGAATTGCTAGGAAAACACATGGGGTTATTTATTGAGAAGAAACAAGTAGATATCAATATTACAGATCGTTCAACCTGGCTTAACGAGGTGCTGAAAGATGTCAAAGATGAATGAAGAGGCCGTGAATTTTGAAATGGGCCTTAGGCGCCTGGCTATCGCTTGCACGAATGATCCGCTCCTTTTCGTCCAGAAATGCTTTAGATGGGGACACGGTGAGCTGGCAAACTATGAAGGCCCTGACGTGTGGCAGCAGAAAATCTTGTGTGACATCCGCGACCGGCTCAAGAACGGGGAAACCAGGCATAAAGCGATCCAGATAGCAGTGGCATCAGGGCACGGTATCGGCAAGACCGCCTTTGTAGCCTGGATTATGTTGTGGTCAATCTGCACATACCCAGACATGAAAGGTGTTGTGACCGCTGAAACAAAGAACCAGCTCATAACCAAAACATGGTCGGAGTTGCACAAGTGGCACCACCTTTGCCTATTCCGTGATTGGTTCGAGGTGGCCGCTGAATCCATTTTCTCAACTCAGCCAGGGCATAAATACACCTGGCGCATTGATGCAATCCCGTGGAATGAAAACAACACCGATGCATTCCAAGGCCTACACAACCAGGGTAAGAGAATTCTGGTGCTTTTCGATGAAGCATCAGTTATTGCTCAGAAAATCTATGAGGTGACCAAGGGTGCATTAACGGACAAGGACACCCAAATTATCTGGTGCATCTTTGGAAACCCAACGCGCCCAGACGGCCCATTCTTTGACGCTTTCCACAAGAGCCGCCACCGTTGGATCACGTACAACATTGACAGCAGGACGGTGAAGATCACGAACAAGGAGCAGTTGCAAGAGTACGTGGACGATTACGGAGAGGACAGCGACTTCGTGAAGATCCGTGTTCGGGGCATATTCCCCAGCGCCTCAGCCAAGCAATTCATTAACCGTGAGGACGTGGACGCGGCTATGAATCGAGACGTGGGTCAGGTCAACTACTCCAGAACCGTTGCAATCCTGGGCGTGGACGTGGCGCGGGAAGGCGATGACCGCTCGGCTATTGCTACCAAGATCGGTAGAGACTGCACTATGCCGCTTAAAGTCTTTCGCGGCCTGGACGGCCCTCAGCTCGGAATGCAGGTGCTCATGTACGCGAACGAATTGAAACAGAGGGGCATTCCTCGTGTGTATATCAATCTGGACTATACAGGTGTGGGAGCGAGCCCTTACGACTGGTTAAAAGACAAGGTGCAGCACTTGAACAAAGTCATATCCGCCAGCCAGAGCACGAACCCACAGAGGTGGGCAAATAAGCGTGCAGAGATGTGGGACAAGATGAGAGACTTTATCCGAGATGATGGAGCGATTACAAAGAGTGAAGAGCTGGCCGAGGATCTTTGCATACCCGAGAAGCTCATTGACCAGAAGGGCCGGTTATTGCTTGAAAGCAAAGATTCAATGAAACGCCGCAACATGAACTCTCCAGATACCGCCGACGCATTGGCGCTCTGTTTCGCCATTCCCATTCAGGAATATATCGAGGACGATAGCTGGAGACATCAGCGGGTCAACCGCCATAAGGGCATACGCGATCCATACGCCTAGGGTGTGCGCATCAATCTGCGTACAGGCTCGAAAATCGGGACATGATGAAGATCGAAACCTGTACGCTCTCAGACTTGTTCAATGACCCTCGATATGAAGAGGTGTGTGCACATTACCGCCAGGAGGCAGGACACCTTGACCTCAAGGGTATTGTGGACAAGGACAAATACTCTTTTCTTGCCAAGAACGGCCTTCTGCTTTGTGCCCGCGCAGTGAGCGAGGGTCAGCTAGTTGGGATCATGGCTTTAGTCATGTGTCCTTCCTTACACAACTCAAAAGACGTGGCTAACGTTGACACGCTTTACCTTGAGCCTGAGCACCGAGGCCACGGCCTGCAATTCCTGAGGCACGCCATAAAAATGGCTCGGGCGTTTGGCGCCTCAGGTATTCGATTTTCTGCACCTGCTGGGAGCCGCACTGAACAGCTTTTCGACCGATTGTTCACGCGCTCGGATGTCACCTATTACAAGTCTTTGGAGGATTAATCATGGGTATGGAAATGCTGGGATATGGCCTGCTTATGGCCGGATCTGCCGCACTCACTTCTCACACACAGAGCCGATCCGCTCGACGCCAGGCCAGCGCTCAGAAGGACGCCACGGAAGAAGCCAAACGCAACGCGGAGAAACAAGCTGAACAACAGCGTGAGCAAATGCGTATGCAGAACCAGAAGACGGCAGACATTAGCAAGATCCTCGGCGATAACACCAATGATCTGTTGTCTGGAGGCCAAACCATGCTGACTGGCGCAGGTGGTGTGGACCAGAACGACATGACGCTGGGCAAAAAGTCTGCTTTAGGGTGATGACATGAAAGAAGTTCGGCAGGAAGTTTTGAACCGATGGAGAAGCCTTGTAAAAGAGCGCGATCCTTATCTCCACCAATGGATAGAAATCTCTAGATTCCTGCGGCCTGCTAACGGTAAGTTCCTCAATCCGACAACGCAGAATGAGGCAAAGACACGCTGGAATAACATCTATGACAACACCGCGCTCAGGGCCTCGGATATTTTGGCCAAGGGCTTGATGAGCGGCATGACCGATCCTAGCCAGCAGTGGTTTTTCCTCACAACTGGGAGCCCCGACCTAGACGAATCCGTCCAAGTTCGCTGCTGGCTCTCGGATGTCTCGCAGATCCTCTACATGACATACGCCAAGACCAATCTCTATCAGGCCCTGCATCATGCGTGGCTTGAGGCTGGTTTATTTGGCATTCTGGCTATCATCATTGAAGAGGATGAGGAGAAAGGGTTTAATTGTATTCCCCTGACTGCTGGCGAATACTGCATATCGTGCGACAGCAAAGGAACTCCGGATACTATCTACCGCGAGTTTTCGTTATCGCTGAGGCAGATCGTTCAGAAGTTTGGTGAGGACGCTTTGCCATATTCTCTCTACCAAACGTACAAGGGCGGCCAGAAGGACAAGCTCTATACGATTATTCACGCTATCGAGCCGAGAGAAAAACGCGATACACGCTCAAAGTCCAATAAGGACATGCCGTGGCGATCCGTCTATCTTCTGAAGGATGCAGGAGACGATCAGAAGCCGATCCTCCGAGAATCCGGATACAGAATGTTTCCTGCCGTGGTCGGACGCTGGGGAGCGATCAGCACGGAAACCTACAGTTGTGAATCTCCCGGCATGGTCGTTCTGGGAGATGTCAAACAGCTCCAGCATGAGCAGAAACAAAAAGGGAATGCCATTGATTACATGGTGAATCCGCCTATTGGGCTACCGTCCGAAGCCAAGGATTCAGACATAGACATGGATCCTGGCGGCCAATCCTTCATTAACGGAGCTACTGGCAGGAAGCCCGCTGAGCAGTTGTGGAACGTGGCCATTAACCTCAATGACCTGAGGCAGGACACTTTGGAGGTACAAAACAGAATCCGCGCTGGATTCAATGTGGATATGTTCCTCATGCTCAGTAACCAGTCTGCCCTCAATCAGATGACTGCCACTGCCGTGGCCGAGTTGCACGAAGAGAAGCTGCTGATGCTCGGGCCCGTTCTCTCCAGATTCAATAATGAGGTTTTGCGACCGCTCATTGACCGCACGTTTGACATCCTGAACGAAGAAGGATTGATCCCGCCAGCTCCCGAAGAGATTCAGGGCACGGATTTAAATGTCGAGTACACATCAATCCTGAGCCGTAGCCAGAAGGAGGTGCAGTCACGCACCGACCAACAGGCCATTCAGGAGGCGCTCCAAATTGCTCAGTATCAGCCCGACTTCCTCGACAACTTCGATTTAGACAAGTACGCCCAGATTGTTTCCGACAAGCGCGGTGTTTCTCCTGAAATTCTTCGTTCTTCGGACGAGGTGGCAGCCATCAGACAGCAGAGAGCACAGCAACAACAGCAGGCTCAGCAGCAACAGCAGATGGCCCAGAGCGCCGACATGTTATCCAAGCTTGGGAAAGTGCCAGCGGGCCCGGGAACACTGGCTGGCCAAGCTGTCCAAGGTATGCAAGACATGGCAGCCGAGGGAATGCAATAGGGTGTGCGCATCAAAAAATCACGAGGATTGACAATGAGCAAAGTTACAAGAGACCCGTTTGATAACTCCCAGCGAGAAAAGGACGAAGAAAAGAATCTTGAGGCATTCCGAAAGGAGGCTGACTTCCAAGAGGCTCTGATCAATGTCCTGAACACAAGAGACGGAATGACAGTGCTGAAACGAATTTTTGATGACAGCGGTTTCTTCTCCTCGGCATTCGATACGAATGCTTTGAACATGGCTCGCAAGGAAGGAAAACGGGAATTTGCACAACAGGTTTTTAACAACGTTCTCAAGTACGCCCCTGAAAAGATCGGCGAATTGAGACCTAAGGAAACGAAATGAGCGAAGGTACAGCAGCCGAAAATCAGACAAGCGAGGCTACAACCAACGGCACGCCTAATCCTGATTCTCAGGGTCAGCAGGGAGAATCCACGCTGATTGATGAAATCTCCAAGGCAACTCCTCCTCAAGAGGGACAGCAGTCCCAGGAGGAAGAAAAGACCGAAGAGAACAAAGGAGAGAAGAAGGAAGAGAAGGCGGACGAGACTAGCGGAGCTCCGGAGAAGTACGAGGACTTCAAAGCGCCTGAAGGTACAACCTTAGACGCAGAAGTCGTCAAAACTTTTTCAGAAGTTGCTAAGTCTCTGAATCTGCCTCAAGCCAAGGCCCAGGAAGTCATTGACAAGCTGGCGCCGAAATTGGCAGAGCGACAGATTGAAGTGCTGAAACAGACCAATGCGACATGGAAAGATAAATCGCTCCATGACGCAGTCATCGGTGGCGACAACTGGAAGAACACGATTTTTTCAGCTCAGCGAGCCCTGAGAGAGTTTCAGACACCCGAAGGAGAGTTTACTGATCCGGATGTTTACGAACTGGCGACCTTTGCTGGTAATCATCCGGGCCTGATCAAAATCCTCAAACATTTTGGCGACAGCATGCGAGAGGACACGACAGTTAGAGGCACTTCTAACAGAACTCTCACTCCAGACGATATTTACGGTAAATAAAGGAGTTAAAAATGGCAGACGCATTCACTGGAATGACCCCTGTTACGCTTGCTGAATGGCAGGCTCTCGTACCCGACGGCAACACTCAGATCAACATGATGATTCAGACCATTCGGGATTATCAGCCGTTCTTCGATCGTGCCACTATGGTGCGTGGTAATGACGGCCAGGGCAAGAAGGGCCTTATCGGAGAAAAGTATCCTGAAGGTCAGCTTGTCGGAATCAACGAAGGCTGGAGCGCCTCCAACGCGGCCGGCCGTGCAGTTCGTTATCCGTCCTGTGTGGCTCGTGACCGCTCGGTTATCGCCAAGCTCATGCTTGAAAAAATGCCGGATAAAGAACGCAACGCATACCGCATGCGAACCGATCAGATGTTCATCCGCGGCTTAACCCGAGGCATGGTTAAACGAGTATTCCAGGGCAACCCTGCAACAGACCCGCGTGATTGCATGGGTTTGGCAAATATCGTTCTTCCTGATCGTGATAATGGTGTTTGGAAGGATTCCATCATTGACGGTGGCGGCACTGGTACAAATCTGACATCCATTTATTTCGTCAATTGGGATCCGGAGGAGATGACGTGTTTCTTCCCGCAGTATGGCGGAGCCGCCGGCGTATCCATGGAAGCGATCAAAGAGCCCGTCTATGTTCCTGACGCAAACGGCAAAATGTATCCCGCATACGTCACTGAATTCGGATATGACCTCGGCGTTTTCGCTGGCAATCCTGAAAAGATTGTGCGTATTGCTAACGTTGATCCGACCAAATTCACGACTGACAAGGGCGCAACAGACCTGCTCAAGAAGTTTATTGAGGCACGTCACCGCTTGAAGACCTCCGACTTCTCCAATGTCGGTATTTACTGTACCGATCAGGTGGGCTTGATCTATGACCTCCAGTTGCTTGAAAAGACCAAATACACACTTGAGTACAAGACTTTTGGTCAGCGTGAATCAATGCTCTCCTTTGGCGGTATCCCGATCTATCAGTACGGCACCGACGTTTTGCCGTCCACTGAGTCCAAGATCACAGTTTCTTAATCAAGGGGATAAAAATGATCATTGACCAAAAGATGATGTTTTGTGAAAAGGCAGAGGCCAAAACCGCGATCACGTCTAATGTGCTCGATTTTGTTTCGGATCAGACCTCTCCTTACTTGAACGCTCATGGGATGGTGCTCTGCATTTTGACGCCGACAGCAATTGCCGGAACGTCTATCACATTCAAGCTTCAGGAATCCGCGGACAAATCCACGTACACGGATGTCATGACCACAAAGGCCCTTACGGCTACAGACCTGAAACAGCCTTTGCTTATTGCTCTGCCGCCGATTCATAAGCGGTATCTGAAGTTGGTTTCCACGCCCACTTCAGTTACCGCCGGAACTATCACCGCCTTTATTGGCAATGATGTTCAGCTGGGATCCCCGCTCCGCACGCAGGGAGTTGAATTCCCCGCCGAAGCAGCGGCAAGTTCTAGTTAGTTAATTCTCAGTTGCGATTTCAGTAGTTGTTAAAAGATGAGGAGGGAGGCTTGAAAACCTCCCTTTTTTAATATGAATGAAGTGTCAATTTGCAATGCCGCTCTCTCGTATCTCGGCGAGAAGGGCACGATCACAAGGATCAAACCGCCTGAAGGCAATCCCCAGGCTGAGGCTTGTGCTGAATACTATCCTCAGGCACTCCGTTATCTGCTTGAGGCCCACAACTGGGCTTTTGCGATCAGGCGCGTGAGACTGCCTGAATACAAGAAATATGACGCCGACTTGTACCAATGGGCGCACGGTTATCAAGTGCCATCCGACTATCTGAGGACAGTTAAGGTCTATGAGAAAAGCTCAAGGGTGGACGAGGCCGGACTTGATTTTGAGATTGAGACATTATCGGAAACAGGCTCATTTATTCTCTTGACCGATTCTCCCGCTCCTATGCTCCGATACGTGGCGAGCGTGGAGAACGTGAGCATCATGCCACAGTATTTTGTTCAGGCACTTGTTCTTCAGTTGGCAAGCTATCTCACGGGCCCGCTGATGAAAACTTCCCTGGCGCAGCAGATGCTCCAGCTAGTGGCCCAGGCCTTAGAGAACGCGAAGTATCAGGACAGCCGCAACTCTATCAGGGTCAAACACGAATATTTAGCGCCCCACCTGGCCGCACGGAGTATTTAAATGTCATTGAAAATCTACAAGCAATCAATCGGAGGAGGTGAGATTTCTCCTTCGATGTACTCCAGGATCACGGATCCGTCCTACTCGGCAGGCCTGGCCAAGTGTCGCAATATGATTGTTGAGCCTCAAGGCCCTGTAGTTCGGCGCCCAGGTTTCTCAATGGTACGGGAAACGAAGTATCCAGACCGCAAATGCCGCCTGATCCCGTTCACGTTCTCCGCAACCCAAACAATGATCCTAGAGTTTGGGCATCATTACGTGAGATTTCACACCAACGGCGCCACGCTCATGAATGGCAATGTGCCGTATGAGGTAGCGACCGATTATGACGAATCGGAGTTATTTGATATTGACTATGCTCAGTCGGTGGACATCATCACGTTGGTGCACTGCTCCCATCCTCCGAGAGAGTTGAGACGTTACGGAGCGCTGGACTGGCGACTGGTGGACATCACTTTCAACACTTCTCTCACGCCGCCCACAGGAGTGACGGCCACGCAGCACATCTTGCAGTCTGCGACATACAAAGACGGATACGTGAGAAAGTACGTAGTGACCTCTTGCAACTTGGACAACTCCGAGGAATCGAAAGCGAGCCAGGCCGCCTCAGTGACGTGTAACCCTTACGGGGACGGAGCGTACAACACGATCACCTGGAACACTGTAGCGGGGGCCGACCATTACCGCGTGTACAGGGATAAAGGCGGTATCTATGGCTACATAGGAGAGACCCGCACCAACTCCATTGATGATGACAATATCGCGCCTGACAGCTCTATCACGCCGCCGATTTATGATGATGTTTTCCTGACATCAGGAGGCATTACGGGTGCAACAGTTACCGCTCAGGGTTCTGGATATGTCGGCCCGAATGGTGAGATTACAGGGATCGACTTGCAGGAAACACAGACATGGGTAGTCGAAGGATCAGGCCGAAACTTCTATGGACCTGTTGCACCTGGCAATTGCTCAGCGTGGCAAAGCGATGACGGCTGGGCATTGAACTTCTATGGAGATGGTGTCGGCCCTGTTCCTAATGACGAGATGATTTCTTTGTTCTCGGCCAGCGTGGAGATTTATGACGCGGAAGGGTCAGGTGTCGGAGCGACTGCCAAGGCTGTATTTTCCTCGGCCTCAGAATGGATCAAGCTCACCAAACCCACGGGCAATCTTAATTTCTGCTTGTATGGTTTCCGTCCGATCAAGGCAATCCAGGTAACGAGCCCAGGATCAGGCTATAAGCGGCCGCTTTGCCGAGTGACCATCACAGCGTGGCCGACGTGGACATGGAGCCGAAAGGCGCTCAATTACAAATTTGAATTCAAGCGTTACACAGGAGACTTTTCAACCTCAGTAAAGAGCGCTGGGTTCTTAGAAACCTCAATCCGAGTGACTGACACAACGGGAAGCGGGGCCGTGTTAGAGCCTGTAATTTCAGGCGGAAAGCTAACAAACGTCATAGTCAAGAATCCAGGAGCGGGCTATTCCAACCCGACAGCGACACTTATTTCAAACTATGGCTCAGGCGCTCAAATCTCTCTGACTGTTGCAAATGCTGGAGACTATCCAGGATGTGTTTCTTACTTCGAGCAGAGAAGATGGTTCGCTGGCAGTCGTATGCGTCCCCAATATATTTGGGCCACCAAGACGGGCACGGAAACGGATATGGGCTACTCCCTCCCGTCCCAAAGCACGGACAGAATCAAGGTTAGAGTTGCCAGCCAAGATTCAAACAGAATCCGCCATATCGTCCCATTGTCTCAGCTTCTAATGCTGACAGCCAGCGGGGAATGGAGAGTGAGCCCCGTGAACTCCGACGCGATCACGCCTGAATCTATGAGCGTGCGGCCTCAGTCTTATGTCGGATCAAGCCAGACAAAACCGGTCCTTATTAACAATACGATGATCTTTGCCTCAGCCCGAGGCGGCCACCTGCGAGAACTCGGTTACAGCTACCAAGCAGGCGGTTACATAACCTCGGACGTGTGCCTCAGAGCGGCTCACCTATTCGATCATCACGAAGTCGTTGATATTGCATACGCCAAGGCTCCTTATTCCATTTTCTGGTGTGTGAACGACATAGGCAAACTAATCTCCTTTACCTATGTTCCAGAACAGCAGGTGGGCGCATTCGCTCAGCACGAGACCCAGGGCGACTTTGAATCCTGTGCAGTAGTGCCAGAATCTAATGAGGACATTCTTTATGTCGTGACCAAGCGCAAGATCGGAGAGAACACCGTAAGGTTTGTTGAGCGCATGAACGAGTACATCATTGACAAGGATGAAGATTATCTCTTCATGGATTGCGCAGGCACGTATTCAGGCCCAGCCAAGACGGACATCACGGGAATTAGCTGGCTGAACGGGATGAAAGTTTCTATCCTGGCCGACGGCTATTGTGTGCCAGATCAGGTTGTGCAGAATGGCAAAATCACGCTGAGAAGAGCGGCCTCCAAGGTGCATATTGGCCTGGCTTACAACTCTGACATTCAGACGTTACCTCTTGCACTCCAGCTCCAAGACCTCTCTTTTGGCAGTAACCACAGGAAGAACATCAGCGGGGTTGTAGTGAGAATGATTGATTCAGCCTCAATCTTGGCTGGATCAAGTTTCGACAACCTCTATCAGCAGCCGACACGCGGACGGGAAACACCCGGTACACCGCCGAAGAAGAGAAACGGAGAGTTTGAAGTAGATATCGCCGCTTCATGGACGGATGACGGCCAAGTGTGTATTCGTCAGAGCGCCCCGCTCCCGCTGAAAATCTCCAGTATTACCGTAACCTGCGACGTGGTGTAGTGCGCATCAAACTCTAGGAATCCTCCAATATCTATGCTGAGTTGGAGGATTTTTTATGGCCGGATCTAGTTTCTCTTTTGGCACACTAGGCCTTATTTCTACAGGTGTTTCCACACTCTTTAACGCCTTCGGTGCTAAGAGTGTCACGAAGTACAACAATGCTATAGCGCAAGCTCAGGCCGATATTGCAAAGATCAACGCAGACACCATGAACTTGCACTATCAGCAGAGATTGTTCGCCGCTGAAGGTGAGTATCAGCGCGAGACCATGCAAGCGGCTCAGGTTAAAGCACGGCAGAAAGTCGCTTTAGCCGCGAACGGTGTAGCAATCGGTGTCGGATCAGCCGCGGAACAGTTGGCCAGCACGGACATTGTGAAGAAGATCAACCTCAACCGCCTGGAGAGTAACGCAAAGTCTGAGGCATGGGGATACCGGGCAAAAGAGACTGACTACCGTAACCAAGCGCTCATGAGCCTAGCCAATAAGAAGAGCGCCTCCCGAGCATTCACCGATTCTCTCTTAATCGGTGCAGGGAACATGGGTATGGCCTTCGCATACGGAAAATTGATGGATATGGCCGCTAAAACTGAAACCGCCGAGCCATCTAAACCCGATGATCCGATTCAGATTGACGCTGTATCGGGCGCCGACCCGGGAATCAAGGTGGACGCTATTTCAAGCGCACAGCCCAACATGAACAGGATTGACGCCATATCAGGAGCACAACCCAATCTCCTTTTAGGCCAGACAGTCAAAACGACACAGCTCTATCCGAGAACTAAAAACATCTTCTCTCTGAACTACAGAGGATAAAAAATGCCAATCGTCCCTAAGTATGAAAATAACGTCCCAGGTGTTGTAGAGAGCGGCCGAGGTTTCGGCGCTCCCGTTGATAACGTCCGCCCGAGTTTCGACTATGAGAATGTCATGAACAGGGCCTTACAGCCGTGGTCACAGATTGCAGATAGCGCTGTCAAAATTGAGGCCTATCACCGTGACACCGTTGTGAAAGCGCGGGCTGATGAACAGCTGGACGCTTACAACAAGGAAGTACAGACAACGCTGTACGACCCAGAGAGGGGCTATTTCTCTCAGCAAGGCAAGAACGCCGTGACGTCGTGGGATCAGGCGCAATCTGATCTTCAGTCTATTTATGACAAACATTTAGGACAGATTGACGATCCGGATGTGAGAGAGGCTTTTAAGTCCAACGCATTGCAGCGCCTCAATTCCGTCCGACAGAAGACAGTCGTCTATCGCAACGAGCAGAACATCCGCTGGCGGGCTCAGGCCTCTAAAGACCATGCAGACAACCTCGTGGAGGAGTTTGCCTTAGGCGGTTTCTCTCCTGACGGTCAACGCACAATGGCTAGCCTGATGAACGAGATCGAGTATCAGGGCAGGATGCAGGGCTGGGACGATGAAACATTGAAACGTCAGAAGAACGCCTATAAGTCTCTGGCTTATGCAGGTGCCTACAGCAATGCTTCTATGGCCGATCCTCTTGGCGCATTTAGGCATTTTCAAGTTGACGGATCAAAGCAGATGTCTGCTGATGTCGGACGCAGAACTTACCAGATGTTATTCCAGCGTTCTGCCCTGCAGCTTGTGCAGATTATGCGAAGACTTAATGGACCAACCGCCGTAGCCCTCACTTCAGGAGCTACTGCGAGGGTATTCGGCAATACGGATCCTAACGTGTTGCGCCAATCAGCGGCTCAGGCGGGCATAGGAACTCCGCCGAAAGTCTCGGACAAGGTTCTCAATACGTCCGGTTACAAGGGCTGTAATCCGTTAAATGTGAAAGTATTCGGCAACAAATGGAAGGGGCTCATTGGGCAGGATGAAAGAGGTCATGCAATCTTTGCTCGTCCTGAAGATGGTATTCGCGCTGGCGTGAAGGTCATTCAGACTTATGCCAATAAGTATGGCCTCAATACTATTGAAGGCATTTTGTCTCGGTTTGCCGCAGCAGATTCTTTGACAATGGGTGCATACGTTGACAACGTAAGCCACGCCACGGGTTATAAATCCAATGAACGATTGAATCTGAAAGATCCTGAGGTCTTAAAGAAAGTCGTCACCGCGATGATGAAACAAGAGATCGGGGATGTACCTTACTCCGAGCGCACGATTATCGCGGGTATCCAGGGTGCTCTGGGAAAAGAGGACATTAACGACTTCTCCGACTTCTACAACACGAAACTTACTGACGAAGAAGAAGCTCAGTATCAAGCCTGGGCTAAGAAGATCGGCCATGAGCGTGATGTTTACGACTATGACCTTAGAGGAGCCTGGAAAGCAGGAGCAGCTCAGGCTGAGAACGGCCACTTCCCAGACACATTCAAGAAGCCGAACCACCACACATTCTCCGAGGAAAGCCAATATGCCGACGGGAAGAGAAATATTGGCGGACGCTGGGTAGTCGAGAACGGCCAAAACATCTTTATTGGTCCGAACGGTGAGCGCCGCGATGATAACGGCAAACTCTTGAGCGAAGGTACAGATCAGGCGCCAAGACTGACGGCAGCAGACCTTGCTTTTAACCCGAAGGTGAAAACAGGGATTGAAGTCTTTGACGCCCTGAACGATCCGGAAAAAATCTGGATTATGCAGCACGCCAAACAAGCTATGGGTCAAGACCTCAAACAACAGAGAATCGAGCTGAAAAAGAATGTGGACAACGCTCTTTCTCTTGCGCTGACCCAAGGAGACATCAGCACCCTTCCGGATATTTCTGACTTCATTGGTGTTTATGGCCAGGATGACGGAGTACGCATGCATCAGGAAGCTGCAAAGCAGGCTCAGCTAAATTCGTACATGTATCAAATGCCTGGCATGTCCCTAGCTGAGATTACTTCCATCAGCAAGTCGCTAATGCCTCAGAAGGATGATCCGGAGTACGCGAACAGAATAGAGCAGAAGGCAACATGGGATAAAGCGGCTCAGACAGTCCTTAAAAAGCGAGACAGTGATCCGATGTCTTTTGCAATCAATCATGTCCCGGCCCATGGATTGACGACCATAGAAGACTTTAATCAGCCATTGGCCAAGACGCTAAATGAGGTTTCTAATCGTGTATCTCAGTTTGAATCTATCGGTCAAAGTTTCGCTATTGCTCCGCAGTCTATGAAGTTGTTCACAAATGAGGAGGCTGCGAGATTAAATGACACGTTGGAAAAGATGAATGCGGATCAGGCCGCTCCGATTGTCTCGGCAATTTCTGGACTTGTCGAGGAACAGGGAGGAGCAGCGGCCTCAAGAACTCTGATTAACCAATTCACCAAAGACGGACGGCCAACAAAACTGAGCTCGGCCCTGGCCCTAGCCACGAGCGCTAATGCAGTCAATAAAGGCTATGTGAAAGAGTACTTGGCAGGGAACGCCTTCTTGACCAATAAAGAGGCTGATCCAGATACGAGCAAGTCAGCAGTTAATGAAGAGATTGGCAAAGAGATTAGAGGCTTGTTTGGCCAGCCTGAAGCAGGCCGCCAGGCCGTTGAATTGATCCGAGGTATTTACGCCAACAGACAAACAATGGACAGCGATAGGAAATCCATTGAAGAAATTGTTGAGGACGTTTACGGAAGAAACGAGGAATTTAACGGAGCTAGGGTCTTCATGCCTCGAAATACGAATGCGTCCATGAGAAGTCTTGTGGCCGTCTTCTCAAGACAAAACGCAAACGACAAAACCAGTGTGCAGTTTAGAGGCGGGCAGACCACGCTTGGAGAGCTCACAGAAATCTTGCCGAAGGCCCAGCTTGAATGCGTGGACGATGGGAAGTATCTCATTAGAGACGGTACAGATTATGTCCGTTATTCCGCCAATCAAGCACCTGTCGTTCTGGACTTTGGCAAAGCCATTGACGCCGCCAACAAGGATCTTGACGTGATTCTGGACGCGGCCCTTAAGACCTCGAATTTAGAGAATGACCAAGATTACGATTACGAGTGAGAATCATGTCGAGCCTTTACAGTTTTAACAATATTGGATACGGCACATCCCGATACCAGCTCGGCCTGGACGGAACTCAGATCCCCGAGCAGAAGAAAGAAGCAGGATTTTTTAGCGGTATGGGAGAGGCCGCCTTGGACATTCTCCCAGCCGCAGGAAACTCAACCTTAGCTGCTGGCCTGGATCTTTTGGGCTCGTTCATGCGCAGTGAACCGAACGAAGATGAAAGCGGGTTCACTCTTGAAGACGCGCTCACCAGCGATGACATTATGAAGGCACAGGACCTTAAAGAGCAGGCCGCGCAGAAGTTTGAAACGAAAGCAAAAGAGCGCAGAAGTGTGGTTAGGGAGGACTACACGCCCAAACCTGAAACAACGGGAATGGCGGGTCAAATCCTTTACGGGTTTGGTGTAATGGGTTTGAAGCAACTCGGATATTCAGTTATTTCTGGCTTTAACCCGATTGGCGGCGCCATCCTTACTGGTGTTGATTATGGTGTCAACGAAGCAGGGAATCTCAGAGATAAAGGCGTAAAGCCAGAAGTTGCGACTAAGGCCGGTATCACCTCAGGTGTGATGACATCTGGAGGATTATTACTGCCTGGCGCGGCTCCTGCTGGAAAGTTCAATCCCTCCCGATTGACATCTGCTGCATGGGGCGCAGGTGCTAATGCTGTAATGGATTCTGGAGAAAAAGGAATCATTAATTACATTCTGCAGAATGCCAATTATTCGGACATTGCCAAAGAATACGATCCTTTAGATGCTGCTGGATTAACCGCCTCGGCAGGTATCGGAGGCATCATGGGCGCGATCCTTTTCAATAAAAACAGAAGGATTAAATTTAAGCCCGCCAAAAAAGCAGAAGAAAAGACCGACCCTATCGAGCTGAACACGGAAACGCTTGAATCATTGCTGAACCGTGACAGAAGCACCAATGCCTCAGTACGGCAGATGAAGGCCATATCCGCAAACCCGCGCTACTCACTTCTAAGAACTTCTCCTTTATTGGCAGAAGGTGCACCTGTCATCACATACGCTGGAGATATTCCTGCAATTAGGCGTGGTCACACGGACACAGCCGCCTCAGGGGACAAATCCTATGATGTTTATTACGCAGTCGTTGAGGCAGATTCTGTTTTAGTTTCCAACGATATTACAGGACATAAGAACCCAGCCTATACAGACCCTAATATTCAAGGGCCTAGAGCTATCGCAGGGAATGGCCGTATTGCCGGATTGCAAGATGCTTACGCTCAGGGGACTGCCGACAAATACAAAGCTGACCTAGCAGCAGACCAAAGAAGAACAGGTATCTATGGCGATGAAATCGCACGCATGGAGAAGCCTATTCTTGTTCGAGTTCTTGATCCTAAAGATGTGACGAAGGACTTAGCGGATAAGACCAACACAAGCGGAGTATCCAGAATGTCCTTGAGGGAGCGTGCGAAGAACGACGCAGAGAGAATCGACCTTGAAAAGCTGGAGTTCGATGAAGACGGCCGCATCACAGATCAGACGGTTGTCAATTTCATCAAAATGCTCCCAGCGGAAGAGCAGGGTGAGCTCATTGACAGTAAGTCAGGAAAAGCGAATAAGACGGCTAGGGATAGAGCTGAAGCAGCTATCTTTGCCAAAGCCTATAAGAACGACACGCTTATTAACCTGGTCACCGAGGTGGATAAGCCTGAGGCACGTTTAGTTTTAAAGACGCTCATGGAATTGGCGCCGAAAGTGGCGCAGTTGGAAGGCAATAAGCTGGATATCACTCCTTCGATTATCCGAGCCGCTTCAAAGATTTTGAAAGGCTACAAGAAAGGATTCAAACTCAAGGACATTGCCGCACAGAAAGAGTTTGATGAAGATCCCTATGCTTATGCAATCGTTGAGCTTTTCGCAAAAGATTCTCGGACAAATCGGCATGTAGTGGACGTGTTGGGAGAACACCTCGATAGTCTGCGGGAATCTGGAAACGCGGATCAGGGCACTTTTGACCTTCTTGGTGGTCCACTAACTAGGGAGGATGCTCTTAAAGATTTACAAGGCCGCATTGCCAACCGCTATCCAACTCCAAATGAAGCAGTAGTTGACGCCGCCCGCACCAAACAAGTTGCCGACACTGTCAATAAGGATCAGCTCGTTAGTGAAAAAGCTGGCGATATGAACCAATCCATTGAAAATGAATATCGCGCTCAGGCCCAGATAGATGATGGAGAGCGCGTATCCGTAAATGAAAACGCAGTCGATCAGGCCCGTGTAGAACAAGAAAAGGCAAGAATTGTTGAGGCGATGCATAAGGTCCGGGAGGAAGCCAAGGGCGATCCTTTAGAAATCCTCGCAAAAGTCGAGCCCGAAGATGTTCAGGGAATGACGATTAGAAGGGGATGGTATCGAAAGACAAATAAACCGCAGGAACAATTTGCGGAATTAAATACACCCTTCGGCCTAGTAAAAATCTGGCTTAAGCACTCCAAAGACGAAAGCAACGAAAATCTTAGGGTGACGGACGAGGATTTAAGACAAATCCCTACCATTGTTAGAGAGTACGATCCGATCCCCAGACGGAATGAAAGAGAGAAGAACAGGACTTGGCGAGTTGTTATTAACAATAGGGAACTTGTTCTAGCTGATAGACCGTTCAAATCCGACGGAGAAGAAAGGACGTTGGCTACTTTCTATATCCAAAATACTGAGACAAGGGCGAATGGGAAAGCTAAAGGTTCTCCGTTATCGAAGAAGAGAGAAGTTGTGGCCCCGAATGCTGAGTATGAACCCCCAGCATCCGGAATTACTCGCGCGCCTTCCAACCTTAGCTCTCGAGCTTCCGTCCCGCACGAAGGCGGGGAGCTCACTACGCGAGGCACTGACACTAGTGTCAAGACCAATTTAACAGATGGAATTGGGCAAAGTCAAGAGGTTAGAGACGCAACCCAGGGAACAACTGATGCAGTGCAGACACAGCAAAACGTCATGAATCAAGTAGTGAACGCTTTGCCAGAGGAAGTAAGGGAACCGATCAAACGGGTCGTGGCCGATATAACTGGAGAAAGGATTGAGCCCACGCTTTCACCTCAGCCAGAAGTCGGACGCGAATTCAGCTTGGAGGCTCAGTATGAGACGGCCATTCGAGACCATCCAGACATGAAGATTTCCCTTGAGGATGAAAACGGAGGAACTCGAGAAATGACTGTAGCGGACTTTTGGAATGAAGCCGAAAGGGAAGCGAAGCAAGCAGAGAAAGACGCCCACGCCCAAGGCGAGGCGATGATGTGTGTGGTTAAAAACAAAGGGATACTTTAATCATGGCAAGAACAATGGACCCAATGAAACCGGAATGCAGATCTGTAATTAGCCGCGTCCTCGGAAGAGAGTTCGGAGAGGAAGAATCTAAGCGCTGGCTTGCCGATATGCGCCGTGAATTTAGATATGTCGCAGGTACAAAAGAAGCTCAGGCCGCTGGCTGGACACGTGACCAGATAGCTCAAAAGGCGGCTGAGAGGCTTGCCCAAAACTATTTACACAAGGCGGCAAAAAGACGCATTAGAGCGCAACCCAGGCCGCTTTAGAAAACAACAGAGAAAAATATGTCAGAAACGGTGAGAAGGCTTTTAAGTCTGTCGGCCGAGTGTTGGAGGATGTGAATAGGTATGTGATTGGCCTGGAGGAGCAATATCAGGGCCAGATGGTTAAGGCCATCAGCTCCATACAAAGTAAATGGCTCGGACTTATGGAAGATAGAGATACTGCGCTAGCCTTCGTTAAAGAGTGTTTTGGAGAAGACACTGGCAACAAGGCCGCGAAGGACGCCGCCAGAGTATGGAGAGAAGTATCAAACGAATGGCGGCAACGATTCAACAACGCAGGTGGGGATGTCGGTGATCTTGGTGATGACTGGCACATGCCTCAGTCTCACGATTCTTACAAGGTCTTAAAGGCACAAAAATTAGTAGAAAAGAATGAGAAGTATCGTGACAAATATAAAGGCGATGACAAGACGGTCTGGGTGGATTTCTTGTTTGACCGAATTGATAAATCTCGATACGTGGACGATGAAGGAATCCCGTTAAACGATGCAGAGATTAAGGACGTTCTCGGCAGCATGTACGAAAACATTACAGGCGGGAAAACAGCAACGGGTGCATCACGAGTTGCGGGGAGCAGAAGCGGGTGCTTTGCAGATAAACACGCCAAACACCGAGCAATCTTTTTCAAGGACGCTGAATCATTCTTTCAGTATCACGAAATATTTGCTAGAAACCCTTCTATTGTCGGAACAATGTTGGGACATGCGAGGTCAATGGCTAGTGATACGGCTCTGCTTGAACAAATGGGACCTTCTCCAAACACGGCCTTCAATACTTTATACAAGGAAGCGGCGGAAGAAGCCGCTGAATTCAAAAGGGCCACAAAAAGCACCAAAGGGCACAAGGATATGTATGGCCCAGGTTTTGTTTCAGTTAAAGACATGTGGTCCAATTTAAACGGAGAAACATCAACAATTATTCCTAACCATGAAGGTATTGCTGAGGTTTCTCAAACTTTACGAAACATGCAGGTTTGGGGAAAACTTGGTCAAGCATTTATCACTTCCCTAACAGATATTCCTTCTTACTTCCATGCAACGGGTTACACCAAACTGCCATGGGGAACAGCCTTTAGAAACATCCTTACAACCTGGGGAAAATCTGATAGAGAGTTTGCTACCAGGGCCGGAATTATCGGAGATACCCTGGCTAATAGTTTGTGCCGATGGACTTCTGAAAGTGTGGGTTATCGCTGGTCTGGGAAACTTGCCAACGCAACTATGTACATGTCCTTACTTTCTCAATGGACTAATGGCGTGAGACGTGCTTATGCCATGACCATGATGGGCGCCATAGGTAAGATCACCCGTAATAAAGATTGGGGAAATCTGGACGCCTGGGACAGATTTATTCTTGAGAAGTATGACGTTACAGAGAAGGATTACAAACTCTTTCAGCTTGCCAAAACGGACAACTATCGCGGATGTGAAATGCTCACACGTGGAGCCATTGAAGAAATCTCTGATGCAGATCTGGCAAAAATCGGAGCCACGAGGAATGATGCTTATATTGCCGCTGGCAAACTAATGTCAGTGCTCACCAATGAAGCTCAAATTGCCTCGTTACAACCGGACCTAGCAACGAGAACCGCATCAAACCGCGGACATAAAAGAGGTGATCCCACGGGAGAAGTTATCAGATCCTTCATGATGTTTAAGTCTTTCCCGTTAGGAATGGTCAGTGCACACATTGACAGACTTAGAGACAAAGGACGCTTTATCCGAGAACAGGGAGGAACGAAGCGCCAGGTCATGGCGGCCCAGAGCCAATACCTAGCAACACTCATAATTGGTACTACCCTCATGGGATATTGTGTGAATCAGATCAAGACCCTTATTGCTGGTAAGGACTTAGAGGATCCAGCGGCTATTGACACCTGGATTTCTGCATTTACAGTAGGCGGGGGCGCAGGTATTATCGGAGACTTGTTGGTTAATGCTACAGATGATTCAAAGTATGGACATTCTGCTTACATCAACTTCATGGGGCCTGTAATTGGGACAATTCTTTCTGCCAGTGAGACTTGGGATGCAACCAAAATCGGTGGAGATGGGGGAGCAAAAGCCTGGCGATTAGCAAAGAGTAATTTGCCATTTATTAATATTTGGTACGTTAAGGCCGTTCTGGATCATACGGTGCTCAATCAATTGAGCGAGTTTCTAAGCCCTGGCTACAGAAAACGCATGGAGAAGAACACGCGCAAGAGAACGGGGCAAGGATTCTGGAGAAACGAAAGAGGAATCCGCCGCGCTCCTCGAGTGGCCAAACATCCCGATCCTTGGCCGCATCCTTTCGGTTTATTCAAGTAAGTTTAGGTGTGCGCATCACCAATCTGGTTGACATGAGAATACTTCTAAACAATGAGGTGTTTTCATGCTGCCAGATGTTCCGCGACGGGTGGGCCCTGTAACAGGCTTGGGTATCTCCCGAGTTGATTTTGACTTCAAGATATTTTCGTCCTCCAATGTGCTCGTAATCCGCACGAGTAAGGCGGGCGTTGACAAAACGCTGAAAGAGGGTGAAGACTATACAGTTACCTGGGACGAAGACCAAACCGCCAATATCGGCGGCTACATCACTCTTGACGAGTTCCTCGCTGACGGGGAATCGGTCACGATTCTCTCTAATGTCGCATACACCCAGGAGCTTGATTTACACGCGGAAGGTGATTTCAATCCGAATGACATCAATGTAAATTTTGACCGCACAGAAGCACAGATCCAGCAGTTAAAAGAGAAACTCTCCCGCGCCGCAGTCGCTCCCGCATCTTCTGGCATGGAGGGTGACGAATACGGTGAAATCCTCTTAGCGAACTCAACGAAATCAGGCGAATACGCCGCCCAAGCTCAAGAAGCCGCCGAAACAGCTAAGGCCGCGGCCGCAGTGGCCAGCGCCGCCCAGGATAATCTGGACGCCTCTACCGAAGTGGCAGAGAACGCCGCCAAGTCTGCAAGCAATTCGGCAACCGCCGCCGCGCAATTCAAGCTTGATTCTGAGGCCGCCGCTACCACGGCCACCGAGGCTGCAGAGGTGGCTAAGCAGGCCGCCTTCTCATATCGCTATTGTGCGACCGCAACAGCAGGAGGCACGGTCAACACCTCAGCAGTCTTGCCAGCAACGCTTATAAAGATCGGCGACCACGTGATGAACGCTGACGGACAGATCTTTAGGGTCTTGAATGTTGGCTCCAGCACGTGCGAACTCTCTGGAATCATCACAACTATTAGCGGCCCTCAAGGTTTGAAGGGTGATTCAGGCAGTATCGGGCCTCAAGGCAGTAGCGGCGCAACATTTACGCCAACAGTTAGCACGGAAGGAGAGATTTCCTGGACGAATGACAAAGGGCTTACAAACCCAGCGCCCGTAAATATCCGCGGCCCAAAAGGCGAGAGGGGTGAACGAGGTTTGCAAGGCAGTCCTGGACCCGTCGGAAGTGCGGGACCTCAGGGGCCGATGGGAAGTAGTCCGTGGGCAACCGCTTTCGGCCAATTCCGCATTGACGGAGCAGATTTAAAACTTGATTACGTCGGCCTGGACACTTCAGCAGATTTCTCAATTAACAGCAATGGGCAACTTACAGTTACGGTGACAGAATGACTACTTTAAATTTAGGTCGAGTTCGGCCAGTCTGGAAAGGTGACTGGACATCAACGGCCACCTACCTGGCTTTTGACTTCGTTAGGTACACGGACGGGAATGTTTACTTAGCCGTCCAGGACGTACCCGCAAATTACATCCCGAGCTCCCAGACCGCTTACTGGGTTTTGTTCGGCGCAAAAGGCGGAAAAGGTGATAAGGGTAGTGCGGGCAGTGCGGGCGCAACGGGCAGTCAAGGCCCCCGCGGCGTGACGTTCACACCAGCAGTTAGTGCTGAAGGTGACCTCTCCTGGACCAATGACGGGAACCTAAGTAATCCAGGCACAGTCAATATCCGCGGCCCGAGAGGTTTGCAAGGCGTAGCGGGCAGTCAAGGGCCTGCGGGACCGACGGGGCCAGCGGGCACGACAAACTACAACAACCTGACTAACAAACCTGTTTCAGACACGTCTTTAAAACTGGCTGGCGGTTTTGCCGACGCAAAGACTACTGGCGAAGCACTTGATAAACGTGTTGGAGTTGCAAGACAAACCTTCTCGGACAATGAGAAAACTATTGCCCGCACGAATATCGAAGCAGTGGCTAAAACAGAAGCCGTGCTCTTGGATGAGCAAACCATCAGTGCTACCGACAAAGAACAGGTTTACACCAACCTGGGATTGATCCAGATGTTCAAAGAATTGTGCCTGGCGAATGGCGCGACCCAGGCTGAAATCGACGCACTTCAGTAGGAGAACTGAATGACCACACTAAGTGAAATCAAAGCTCGATACCTGGCTGCGGCCAAGGCCAAGCCTATCGAGAAATACTGCATCAAAGACCACGAAGGGAAGATTGTGGCGAGAAGTAATTCTCCCGTTGTTCATGTCTTCAACAACGAGGCAGACGACGCATACGCCGCCGAGCATTACCAGCTCAAGGAAGTTTTTAACGGAATGAAGTTTTGGTACGGCGAGGAATCTCCGACAGGACTTTATCAATCTGCCGATAGCCAGTTCTACACGGAATCCGAGTTGCCTGAAAACACCGACGCATTCTGCACACAGCGCTATGCCAACGAGGTGAAGGCTGAGAGAAACGCACGAATAAGCGACACAGACGACTATGTGAAGTTGCCTGATATCACCG